GGGCGCAGGAGGTCAAGCAGATCGTTGACGAAACCTTGACACGCAAGGTGGATGGTCTCGACGTTACCTTCACTGCGGAAGCAGAGATTGGAATGACTTGGAAAGATGTCTAGGGAGGACACATGAGTAGCAAATACAAGGGTCACACGCAGAAACTCAAGGCTTGGACGCCGACTAGGCGAGAGCTTATAGAAGAACTAGGCACCGCGTCGGACAGGGAGCTTGGGCTGAAGTATTCGTTGAGTGCTGGGCGCGTCACAGGGCTTCGGCGTGAGAATGGTATAGCGTCCTACACAGAGAACAAGAAGCGGACACCTATGAGTGATTTGCAGGAGAAGGTGCAGAGCCTTGAGGATGAGGTGCTTCGACTGCGGGCCTATGTCGAGAACGAGAGGGAGCGTTCCCGCAGTGAGGCTGGTCGGATTGTGGCGGCTAGTTCCCGTTGGATTGACATGGCTCCGAAGTTGCTGGCTATGAAGGAAGACTTCGAGACACTTATTCTTACCGAAGTCAACAAAAAAACAAGTACGCTTTCCGACACGGTTGACAGAGAAGTAGCCAGAGAGGTCTATAGAGTGCGTTTGGAATACGAAGAGACTAACAGGGCCAAGGGGCAGAAGCTGTTCGAGCTACCCGGCTACATGTACCAAGAGTTTAAGTGGGAGGGCAAATGATTGAAGCAATCTATTCAAACGTGAAGGGCAACATTGACCTGCAGTTTGCGTCACCGTACAACCTCATCTACGGGCGCAATGGGTCAGGCAAAAGCTCCATCATCCACTCGATTGAGCTTGGAGCATTCGACACTGCCTTCGATGCGGCGGGCAAGGATGTCCGAAGCAAGGCCGACCTTCGGTTCTTGGCTCCGATAGGAACCGAGTTGTTCTGCCATTTGACTGTGGACGGCGAGGAGGTTGACTGGGGTGACCGCAGCGACCGCTTTGATAACGTGGTGTCGATGGCGATGGACGCGCTCACTGGTGGGCACAACCGTTTGGTTGAGTTCTTGCTTGAGCACATGGACGACGACCACCCTGTCACGATCGACACTCCCGGCTGGAAAGCGCAGGTCAAGCATCACGGGTCGTACCGAAAGGCTCTACTGACCATGATGAAGTCAACCAAGAGTTCTATACAGGAAAGCCGCAAGCGTATGCGGGAGCTTGATGTGGTCAAAGACTTTCTGAAGTATAATAACCTCAGCCAATGGCAGGCGGAGGGCGAGCACACAAGAGCCGGACTTAGAAACATGGAAGCCTTTGAACTCAAGAAGGCTATTGATATCGAAGTTATCGACTTTTTAAAGCGAGCGTTCGACTCTCTGGAGGACGAGATCAACCGATACCTGCCCGAGCAGATTGGCAGGGCAGAGTTCTCCGAGACGCGCGGGCGTATCCGTCTTGGCATCGGTGAGGGCGTTGTCGTGCCGTCAGGGGTAGAGACGGTGGCGCTCGCTGTCGCGCTCGCAGGCGCTCTTCTAGGAGGCCCTAGAGCCCTGTTTATTCTACCGGACAGGGCGTATGACCCGATCACTTTAGGCAGGGTTATGCGCTGCCTGCGGAATGTGCCCTGCGCGGGTGTGTTCGTTCAGACTACCGTGTTACCCGAAGACTACGATTTTATGTCCCTTGGGTGGGACTTAGTGAGGGCGTGATGGACCAGTGTCTTGTTGGCTTGTATCCTTCGGAGGTGGGCAACCCTCGTCTCCGCAACCGCATCTTGGCGTGCTTGCCTGTCTGGAACGGCTATGCCTACGGGCACAAGGTTGATTACCCACCCGGTATTCCCGGTGTTCCGAGCACGTTAGTTGGTACAGGCACCCGAGAGGTTGACTGTTCGTCCTTTACTTACGGGCTGCTCGCCCAAGTATATCCGAAGGCAGACTGGACTTTTGCCCGCTACAAGCAGTGGCAGATGTGGAGCCGTGAAAACTTGTACGGCCCGCTGCAGGCGGCTCAGGAGATGGGACTGACTACCAAGGGAACCGGCAACGGCTGGTATCTGTACCAGAAGTGGGATCTCCCGTGGGAGAAGGGGCACTCGTTCTTAGCCCTGAAGCGTGGTGATAACCTTCTCGTTCTTGAGGCCACGCTTCGCCGGGGTGTTGACGGCGTGGTCTGGAGAGACGTCGGCCCGATTGACGGTGACCTCCCGTCCACTTGGTCAGGCACCGAGTCCGACATTCTTGACGGAGCGGAGTTTGATTGTATCCGACTGCGTGGCTAGCTCTTGGTGTAGATCATCGCGAACGAGCAGGCGTTACTTGGGGCCGAGGGGCTTCCAGCTTCTGCCTGCGTTGTGGTCGCAATGTACGAAAAGCCTGTGGCGTGCGCGATGGCCGAAGGCACCGAGAAGTATTCTTTAGTGGACGCTGCGGCGGCAATAACAAGAGAGGGTTCGTCGGTTGCCGCGCTTCCGCCCATTGTCGGGTTGACGTTCTCGTAGATCTTCAAGTAAGTAACAGAGCTATTCGAGGTGTTATCAAACTCGATGTGGTAAATGTTCGTCGTAGCCCCGGCCCCTCCGACCGTCGCGTTCGCCACTACTGTATTGGTCACGGCGGTGTCAGATAGAACAGATCCGCCGAGTGTAGCCTCGAGTGATGTAATTGCAGCAGCCATTTAGCGCCTCACTTAAATGTCAAGATCAGGTTCCCGACCGCATTAATCGCGGACCCTGCGTTGGTTCCCGGAGAATCGCTGATTGTGTATCCGAGCCCGGAAGAAAACGTCAGTCCTTCTGGGAAGTTGAAGTTTTCGATTACGTTTGCGGAGACCTTAAAGATAAACGATGGAACCGTAGTTCCTTCGGTCACGGGCAAGTTGGTGTCGTACAGCTTCAGGTAGCCGGTGGCGGGACTTCCTGAAGTGTTGTTCACAAAGATAGAGTACAGCTTTCCCGAAGTTCCGAAAACATTGCTTCTAGGCGTAGCCCCAGTGAGGCCCGTGTCTCGGAAGTACCGAAAGTCTACCGCTGTAAACTGATTATTCTGTGAAAGAGCCATTGATTACCCCATGACTTCGTCGAGGTACGCGGTGACCTCCGACAGCAAGAGTGCGATGATTTCGTCACGCTCGTCTGGTGTGATCTTCTGATCGTCCGACAGAGCAAGCGTGATCTTCCGACCAACGCGAAGGATGCGGGCAACGAGCTTAAAGATGTTGAACTTCTTTTTACCTGCCATTTTTATCTCCGATAAACTGTTTCCATCCGGTTTCAAAAGCGATGCGCTCGTAGGGGTCATGCCCCTCAAAGACGCGACCGTTCCAAACGATCCGGCCATTAGTGATTGGAAGTACCTGCATATGAACGTCATTGGTGTTCTCGTCAAGTATAGCGACTCCAACGCCTTGTTGCCAGTCGGGGGTGAGAGAAACTCCCGGAGTTGGACCGGGGATGCGCACAAGGCATCCGGGACTACACGCAGTAATCTGCCGAGGCCCATCGGGTCCGTGGAAGGTCTTCTGCACAAACTCAACCTTGTGGATGTGCCCGTAAACCTCGGACCAGCGCGCTGTCTTGGCGATTGCTGTGGCCGTAGCGCCGCTGCCTGCCCTCACTTTTGTGCCGTGCGTCACACGAACCGGAGAGTTGGACTCGGGCCACAGCCACCAGTCAGCACCATACGGGCCAACGTAGTCGATGTCCAACTTGTCCAAGTGAAGCAGCCTGTTGAGACTGAGGACAGGGTCCGTCTCCAGTGCGGGCGCTATGCCTGTTGCTTCAGGCAAGAGTTCAACCGCTGCCTTGGCGATGCGCTCCTCATGATTGCCAGCCAAGTACAGGATTTTGGACGAGGGGGACGCCTTGCGCAAGTCCGCCAACCACCAGTGCAACTCGTCAATCGCGGGCTGAGTCGTCTGCCTGTACTCTGGCTTACGCGGAAAGCGGGTGGACCATGGAGCGAGGTCTAACATATCCCCTAAGAGTACCAACACCTCTGGCTGCATGGCGCGGGCCATCGAGACCACAGCATCCATTGCGGTGCGGTCGTGCATCGGGTCGAGGTATGTGTAGCGGTCACGCCACGCAAAGCCCAACTGCAAATCAGGTACGAAGAGACAAGTCTTGAGCCCGTCTTGTCGAGGCGGACGCTCGACCCGAGGCAGGCACTTTGGGGGGTATGCGGGTTGGCGGTCAGGCTCAACCTTGCGCTCAAGGTACGCCTTGACTTGGTACAGCGTTATCGTATCCTCGCCGCCTTTGACGCTCTGTTCCCATGAGTTGCACTTCCAACTCGACACGCGCCACATCTTTCGGTCTACGTTGGCGTGCTTAAGCAGTTGAGCTAACGTCTTGACCCTATGGCCTTGCGCGCTGACGGTTATCTCTTGCATCAATCAGATAGGCTCGGAAGTTACATCAAGAGGTGTTCCGCCAAAAGTGACCACCTCATTTAACTCTACAGGCGTCATATTTTTCGCCTTCTTCTGAAACAGTTTTTTAACTGTCTGAGCAAGAATGTTCTCGCCCTCTTCATTCTCAAGGTTCTTTGCAATCGAGCTTAGATTATCAGCCGCTCCCGCCGCTGTCGGTACACAACTGTTTGAGGCGGCGTCGTAGGTAAAGCCCGCTGGACACTGCGGAGGCGCAGCACCGCCACCATAGCGAGATAGCTCTTGGTTTCTCTGCGTGGCGTGGGCACTGAGACCTCCACCAGCGCCACCAAAAATAGCGCCAATCAGAGCGCCGATTGGAACAGTAATAGCTGCTGCGGGTCCACCCATTGCGCCAATCTGGGCACCAGCCAACGCGCCGCTGGCAGCGCCGGTCGCCGTTCCTCCCGCTATACCTGCTGCATCTTCATCCATGCAACCCCCCTAGAAGCAGGGCTCGATCTCAAGCCTTAGTTTGGCCACAGACAGCCCGTTGAGGGCGGCTTTGGCGACAATGCCCGCGTACACCACCCCGTCACTGGCGTCAGGCCCCAAGACCGCCCCTGAAACATCGTATGCAACAGCGGAAGGGCGGATCTGGGTCGCGCCCTGCGGCCCCAAAAGCTCAATGTGCGCCGCAAATAGCGCGGTTCCGCCTGTGCTATCGGTGTCAAGAGCGCCTTCAGGAGCGTCGGCCAGCCTAAAGCTAGTCACATAAAACGCGCTGTTTAACTCGATGGAGGTCAATGCGGTGTCGCCACCAGAGTTAGATGTGGCAGATCCCGCGCTACTCAGTAAGAACATGTGAACATCTTGAGCACTAATAGCCGCCCCGTCCTGCGTAAGCAGAGAGACGCGCCGCAGAATCCCACGGTTCGGAAGGCCGGTACACTCAATAGTGCAAGACTTGCTCTCCGCGTCCGGAAGATTGGCAACGGTAAAAGAAAACTCGTAGATGTTCCGTGAAGGCCGGACTCTGGCAATGCCCATCTAGGCCCCCTTTTTACGGCACTAAGGCGAGGTTCTGAATGCCTTCACCACTAAAATGAACTTTACCTGCAGTAGCATCTCCGACTACGACAACGGTTCCGATTTCCCGGATAACATCGCCAGACGTAGCGGGCACTGTCAGGGTCATCTCGCCCGCAGCGGTATCGGAAACGTACACAGGGGCACCAACGGCGCTCGCAGCAGTATTAAAGGTCACGACTTGCCACGGCAGCGCAACGCCGTACCCACCGGCTGGGATTTCGTGCTTGGCAATCAAGAGTCGGCCTCGTGTAGTCGCCAAGGCAGTCGCAACTGTCTTTCCTACTTTCAGAAAGGGGCCTTCAGCGCCAACGCCGCAGAGCAGGGTTCCTGCCGGAAGCGCATTAACTGTATCGTTGTTGAGGACTTTGACGCCCTCCGCATAGTTGAAGTCGCGGCCTGCTTTGATGAGGCGCTGCTTAAGATTGCCAGCCATTTAATGTCTCCTATAGACTATCCAAAGCGGATGTTACTTGTATAAAGTAGTTAGGGCACTGTGTCAAGAGTTTGTGAAGCTAAAGCAGGGTTGACAGCAGTGCTTGCCAGCATCATGGTGTCATGGCCTAACAGTCCGCCGATAAGGATGAGCCCGAGTACAATGGTCTGCGGGTTCTTCATGGCGGTGCCCCAGTTAATCTGGTCACGCTTGGCCATCTCAGTAATCTGGGCCTCAATCCTGTCTAATGTGCGAACGGAGTGCTTCTGCTCGTTCTGAACAATGGCCAGCGTCTCCCGAATCCCCCCGACTTGGTCTTCAAGAATCGTCACGCGCTGGTCTAGATTAGACATTAGTTTCCTTCTTTCTTTGCTTTGCGTCTGACCGCTCGCTCTGAAGCTTCTTCTTGAACACTGTTCGCTCTATCTACCATAGCTTCTGCGTCTTTTAGTTGCCAGCGTTTGGTTTTAGTAGAGTTAAAAAAGTCCGCGTCTACGAGGTTAAAGTATCTTAAAAAAGCATCAGTCCTTGGACCACCACCGGGCATCTTTCGGTAAGGGTCGAGGTACTGCTGTATTTGAAGCTCAACAGGCATCGTGCCTTGCTTGACATCTCCAAAGCCCGTGAACGTCTCGGGGCGGTCGCCCAAGGCTATTGTCGAAAGAAGCCTCATCCTATGAAAAGTCCCACCCGCATGCTGCATAGGATCAAACAGGCCGTTAGTCATGAGCCAGTGATTGCTGCGCAGGGTGTTGTCTTTACCGGGCTTGACTCTCATCGTGTCATACATGCCCATAAACTCAAGCATGGCTCCTTCGCGAGCGTTGACCTTGACTCCGGCATCTGACTGCTGGAAGTGTGGCACGCCAAGGAAGCGTTTAATCGCAGGCTCCGCGATTGTTTTCCCTCCGGGAAACAACTGATCGACAAACCGGTCTGCCGTTTGACGTTTTAGCCGCTGAGTATTTACCCCAACATCGGGCATCAACGCACTTGCTCCCGCTGCTGCCATTAGCATGTAGATGTCGCTCAAGAAGTTGAGCCCCACCATTGACTCAACAGCCGAGCCTCCGCCTATACTAAATGTGGTCCAGTCTTGGCCGTGATCGCGGGCTAAAACCTGCGCCTCAACAGGCAATGGGCCATTGGTTCCTATGTAGCGGTCCAAGGCATAGTCAGGCAGGTGCAAAATCTCGGGCCTACGCTCAATCTGTTTGCTAGAATCGATAGTGTGGACGCCTTCCTCTGGATCTTCAAGCTCCTCTGTAGGGTCTCTGCGCAGGTCTATCCCGTATTGTTGAGTAAACTGCGAGTACGCCTTGACGCGCTTGTAACGACTCGGCCAGAACAACTGCCGCGCTCGGGCAGCTAGGCCCTTGTTTGCCGGGGACACAAACGCCTGTAGGTTTGCCGCCGCCGCATTCTTTTTGTACACATAAAACGCGGACAGCTTGGCGATAGACATAGCCTCAAGCGGGCTGAGGCTGTTGTCGTAGTTAAATACTGTGCGCCCCATTTGACGCTTGGCCTCTTTAATAGACAGGCCCTTATTGTAGCGAAGGTCCATCCAGACTAGCTGCTTGGTTCTGGAAGTCGCCGTATCCATCGTATCTCGGATAATCTCAAACCAGCGCGCCAGTCCTTTCTTTGGGTCGCGCCCAAAATCAACGTGATCTTTAACACCTTTGTCCCAAACTTTTTGCGCCGCCTCGTACAAGATACGGTTGCTGTCCTCTCCAGTCAAACCCCCGTCAAAGACGCCTGCTTGCACCATCTCGCGACGTAACTGCGCAGGGTTGACGTTGACCTTGCGGCCCTTGGCCGTGGTGTAAATACGGGTCTCATTCACGCCTGTCGCCACGTCGCTAAGAACATTGTTAACAAAAGAGTTGAGGATGGAAGGCGCTTTTTTACCAAAGGGCCTGCTGGCTTCAGCGGCGGCGGCTTGGATGCCCTTGCTAATAGTCGGTCCCGCGCCGGGAACCCACGCGGGGATAGACATAAGTCCAATCTGAAAAGCCTTTTTGTAACCCTGCTCTCGAGCAATAAACTCTATGTCACCGAGCGCCTGTGTAACAAACTGGGCGGGAGCCTTGGTCCCGAGAGGACCAAACATGACCGCTGTACGCCACCAGTTTGTGCCCTTGTTGAGCAGATGAGCCATCGCGTCAAACCCTGCCATCGCTGTCGCTTTCTCGGATACGGTTACACTTAAATCTTTTGATAGGCCCTTGAAGTTTGAACTCCATTCTTCAAGCGCAATCTGAGGAACAATCCTTATGTTCCCGTACTCATCGTAAGAGTGGATTTGAAACTGCACCCACTGGTCTCGAAGGTGATACCATTTCTTTTTCGTCACTCCCCGGTCTTTCACCAAATCGGAGCCATAGGCCATGATGCCATCAATCAGGTCTAGGTCGGAAAACTCTGCCGAAGTCCGAGTCAGGCTGTCAAGTGGCCTCGTTATTATCTCACCATCGTCTGTTTTGATGCGGGCGGTGTTAACGCCCTCGTCGTTTTTAAAAATGGCAGTGATTTCCATCGACTGCGGATAGCCAACCTTCGAGACAGTCGATTCCGCTACAGGCCCTTTTAGTCCGAAGTCTCGAGGCTTGAACGCTTTATCGTCGAGCTTGCCTGTCACTCTGCCCCTCATAACCATCATAAAATCTTCCGCCGCGCCTCTTGAAACAACACGGTCGCCGACCTCCATTGTGGTTCGGACATGTTTGGCGATTTTACCTTTTGAGCTATAGGCCATCAGCGCGCCCTGCTGACGCATGTTTAGTCGCGGCCCGACAGCGTTACTGACACCCATCGCCCACTGCCATTCATGCGCCCCCGCTAGTATCACTTGAGTAAGCTTTTGATCGGTTTTTGGGTTTCCGATTCGCGTGCCATCCTCAAGAGTCTTAAACACGTCAACAATAGGGTGTTCTGGATTACGCATTCCGCTAGGCAGCTTCGGAGTAGCGTCAATCAGAGCCGTGATTACAAGGTCCGACAGTGCTTGCATTTTCTCTTCGGGGTCATCAATCGCACGAATGGCATCACCTAGCTTCAAACCCGTTTCGGGGTTCGTGGTATTTAGCTTAATGCCTACTGCAGTGACTGCTTGATTGACGTACCAAGTGTCTTCAGCTTTGATTCCATCGTAAACAAACGCCTTCACTAAAGCTTGAAGCGCCTGTGACTTGTCCGCCTGCAGATTAGCTAAATCGCCAACTTCTTTTGCTGTCTTGCCCTTCACGGGCTGGAATGTAACACCGATGCCCGTGAAGTTCTGCAAGGCAAAGTCAAACAAAGAATCAGCCGGGTCCGCGAAACCTTGGTTGCCTCCGATGCTGTAACCTGTCTGGATAAGGCCCTTTTCAGTGGGAAGAGTTATTTTTTGCTGGCTGGTCAAATAAGTCAGCACACCTGAACGCGCTGCTTCAGGCGACTTTTGCCCGTAAAATCGGGCGATTAGGCCTACCTCTTTAAACCAGTTGTCGGTTTCACGCTTCTGGTTATTGGCAACCTCTTGCAGTTCAGGGATAAACCTGTCACCAAGAAAGCTGACATCGGTTGTAAAGATGTTTGAGTTTCGGATGAGGCCCGAAAAAGTGGTGGTAAAGCGCAGCATGGCTAAACCGGGGTTAGTCAAAAAGTTCCACGCGCCGCTCCAGAAAAGATCCCCGTACTGCTTATTCTTTATCAGGCGCTGTCGATTAGCTGACTCGATGCCCTCTACTGTGAGCCCGCCCGCGCGAGCGTCCATAGCCATGCCGAGAACAAGATTCTTACCGTGCTCACCTTGCGATGCAAGGACAGCTAGCGGCCCCTGCTCTCCTCGAACGACGTTTATCATCGCTTCGACATCTTCCGGGTGGTCTCTGACTAGCTCCTTCGTGGTCTTGCCTCTGGCAGCGAGGCTTTCGGCGATTGGCTTGCCTTCGACGCTTGCGACTGCACGGGCTGCGGCACCGAACTCTTCAATCGTGTCAGCCAAAATGTCTACAATATCGGTCTGGCCCTCCCACGTTTTTGGCAGAAGGGTGCCCTGCTCTACAGCGTCTATGACTGCTTCAGCTAGATCCGCGCGCCTTTGACCATCGGCCAAGTCCGAGCTTCCTTTGGCGATTGCCTCATCGAGCTTTATCAGTTCTTCGTTCATAAGCTTGGTGTACGCTTCGACAAACTCTTCCGCATTGTCCGCGTCCGACTGACGCAGGGCCTCGGCGATTCGCTCTGCTTCTCGGTAGGCTATTTTTGAAGGGTCTTCCCGAAGAGAGTTGTCAAGCCTCCCCATTGCGCCCTTGTGCGCTTCCACCGCTTCTTGTAGGTGGCCTTTTTCAACTTGGATGCGGACGTTAAGGTTGTTGTCGTAGGCTCCAAAGTTGTCCTGATACTCCAGCAGTTTATCCTTAAAGGCTTTCTCAGACCCACCACCGCCCTGTATCTTTGCAATCTCCGCTTGCAGGTCAGCAAGAGCATCGGCGCGCGCTTTTCCAAACTGCGCAGCTTCTGCACCCGTGATGGGCCGAGCCAACAGCCTGTCCGATGCGGCACTGGCATCGTCGGTCAAAAGCGCCTGCGCTTGTTTCAGCGTAGCCACCTTGTCCGTTTGCATTTTTAACGCACCCTTTGTGATCAAAAACTCTGACGCCAAGGTCGTCTGTTTGGCAGTTAGGCCCGAGACTGTCTCGATGCTCTTAAGGGTAGCCTCTCTACGAGTGCGGTCTACGGCCCGTTTTGCGCGTGTCTCAGGCAAAACTTCCTGCGCTTTGTTTACCGCCGCTGCCGCTTGATTAGCCGCGTCGTGCATGTGAACAAACTCGCTGTTCACCTGTCTGCCGAAGTCGGTGGTAAACGGGGCATTCCTCTTGGCGGCAACGCGCTCAGAGATGTGGCTTACTACTTGAGAAGTCACACCGGTTGTATCTTCGTCCTGCAGTTTTCTGAGCAAAGCAACGGCGTCTTCGCCCCGCATATTGCGGCCACCTGCGTTGTTAAATGCGCGCTCTAAATCAGTGGTTTTGTCAGAAAACCTTTCCGCGCGAGTAAGGAGCGTGGTGAGCCTTCGGCCCATCTTCGTGCCCTTGTTGATGTAGCCAGCGCCTGCGCCTACCGCTGCTCCAGCAAGAACGCCGGGCAAACTGCCTAGCCCGCCTAGTGCCATCCCCGACAAAACTAGCGATGCTTGCAGGGCGTCCGGCTCTATTAGCATGCCGCCAAACGCTGGCAGTCCAAACAAAAGGTTTACCTTGCCGGAGTTTCTTTCGCCCCACTCGGTTCCGAGCAGTATACGCCCGCCGTCCATCATCATCCGGCCAGCGGGATCGTACTGCGTAGCATACGCTGCGTGTAGTCTATCGCTAGCGGCTATCTCAAACGCGCGCTTGAACACATAGTTCCGCCTGCCCTCAACCGGGTCTTCGCCGTCGTTCTTAAGTACCCAGTCTTTGTACGCCATCCAGAAAGGGGCAAAAATCGCGGTCGAAGGGGCGATGCGCTGCAGGTCATCGGCGGACCTAGATATGCCTGATTCTAGAAGTTCTTCAGTTGGGCTCGAACCGCCCTTGACTACCGCCGCTATAAACTCAATACCGCCACCCTCTGACATTGTAGCGTAGCGACCATCGGGACCTTCAACATAGCCCTCGATTGCTCGAAGAGGGAGCGCCATCGCGCCAACTCCGCCGACAACGGGGATAGTTCCCAGCCCGACATCTGTGCCCCGGATCTTGTGCGTCCGACCTTCGGTGTACTCCGCGACCGAGTCCGAGTCCCGGTTGTAGGTGTAGTTCCCATCAAACTGAGCCTTGATTCTTTGGATGTCGTCTGCCGCCTTTTTGCCCGCCTCTGCGTCAATCTTGGCAAGCTCCTCGTCGGCAAACGCCTCTGCGTTTTGCGGCAAGCCGGGACCTTGAATACCCCCGGCGTCATCGAACTCTTTAATCAAATCCTCGCGAACATCGGTCCTTGTTCGACCACCCGTTTCGTTGGTAAAGTAGGCGTACTTAAGCCGCTTATACGCGGTGGCGAGATTGAACGATGCGTGCCCTGTGGTGTGCTCGTCTACCGAAGGGTCTTCCATAATCGGGACATAGACGTGGATTCGTTTTGTCCCGCTTTTTTTAATCTCGGCTAAATCGCCGCCTGAGCCTGTGGTCCAGCCGGGGATTGCTTCTGTCCCGCTTTTAACGGGATCGTGCAAACTTCTAAGGTCGCCAAGCGCAAGCTCAGGGTCTTCAGTCCTGTCAAGGTCTTTGACGCTCGCCCTGTTTTGGGGGGTGTTCTCCGAGCCCATTAGGTATTGCGCCCAAGCGGGGTCTTCGGGATCGATGTCAGCCAGAAGAAGCTGTCGGTGCACAGAGCCCTGCGGAAGTAGGGCCGCAATCTCCGCGTCAATCGCGGTTCCCGTTCGAGGGATTTGATACGTTTTCCCTGTGTTTGATTTGGCGTTAATGGTGTAAGCAATAGGCGTGTCGGCGAGACGCTTCATCAGGTTCTTGTGCTTCTCTCTGTCGGCCTCCGCGTCTGCAAAATAGTTCTTCTCCAAGTCTGCCGAGTTTTCGTAGTCCCCCTCGGAGATTCGATTGCGCGCACTTCTCCAAGCTTGGTCGATGTGGCCCGCCATCTCCGGTCGCTCGGCGATTAAACTGTCGCGGGCGATGTCCGCGCGTCTGCCAAGGTCCATCTCAGCGAGTGTTTGCGCAGGATTTGCGCGAGGCGTCGTTCGGTTGTCAGGTGGTTCTGGCTTTATATTCTGAAACGCTTGGAGAAACATAAGCTCCGCGCCGTCCTCCGGGTTGGGGAACGGCCCAACGGCAGGCTCGACAGGCTCAATGACAGGCGCTTCCTCTTCCTCTTCCACCTCAAAGCCGATAGCTGGCGGCACTTTTGCGGGGGTAGCGATGGTCTTGGGGATGTTCGGGGGCTGTGCCATGTCTTCCTCGTTAGCTTACATCTGTATGTAACGGGATAGCCGTCATATTACCCTTACCGTAGCGAATGTCCTGAACCCGAGTAGGGTGGGCTGCGTCCACAACCAAGCACACTTTGGCAACATCTAAAAGATCTCCAAGGTCGTTTTGCGTAATAACTGTTCGGATGGAGATGTCTTGATTGGTGTTGCTGTCACCGCTTAAAGGCGTAAACGGCTGCACTGTTGCCCCGTATCCCGGAGACTTGATTGTGACTCGCGGGGAGAGCGTTCTGCGGGTGTGGTCTAAGTCTATGTCGTTGCCGGAACTATCGTACACTCGGATCCACGCGCTCGCGTAGTTAAAGTGCTCATTGGGCAAATAGACGTCGCCATCTTTATCTGTAAAAGTCATTCGGTCCACATCAATGTTGGCCAATACAAGCACCGCACCGACATTTTCAGTAGAGTTCATGCCGAGTTGCACAGGGTAGGTCTTGTAATCTACCTCCATGATTTCACCCACAGTCATGGTCGGCGAAGAAAAAGCACGGTCTCTGCGGGCACTGAAGTAGCCAGCCTGCGGGTCAGTTATCGCGGCTTTGGCGACTAGGATGTCCGTGCTCGCCTCTGCCGTGTGAATCAGCCGGGGCACAAGATTGTGCCTAAATGCTCCTAAAGACAGTTCATCTAAACTCACCGCGTTTAAGCCGGTGCCTTCGCCAAGAAAGTTGTTGAACCTTAAGTTTAGAGCGTTGGCCGAAAACGGAGTGTTCGTATACAGATATGTGTAAGTGATGGCCATTACCGCAGCATCTCCAGCGCAAATAGTTCCCGTGATGCAATGTATGTCTTGTCGTCCGAGCCACTACTCTGCATGTTTGCCCGAATGTTCATTACAGCAATCTCAATCTTATGCGGTCCCGGAGGAAGGTTAAGTACAGCATCGACAGTAACAGGCAGTCGAGCACCAGAAACACCACCACCACCCTGCGGAATGCATATGCCGTCCCGGTTAGTTGGCTCTACATCACCGCCACGGTTTTTAAAGCCCCGATAAAACTCGGAGGAAGAGTCACCGCTCCCAAGTAGCGAATCAAAAATAAGAGTGCCGTCAACACGCAGGGCGACAGCGAAGCCAAAGCCCATCTGGTCTGTCAACAAGGTGCTCTCGCGCCGAACAGATTGGAGCCCGTCTGTAGCAATCAACTGAAAAGACGCGCAGACGTACACCATGCTTCCCCTGCCGATAAAGTTAAGGGTCGCACCGTCCGCGTCAAACGACTGCCAGTCATCAACTTTCTGAATCTCTTGCCAGCCTGTTTTGGTGCTAAAGTTGGAGGGGTCCGCGTTGGACTTAGTGACGTGGATAGAGAATGCACCGTCTTTTGCTAACTGCTGTCGCTTCAACACCGTCTTGCTAGAGTCAAAGTTGTGCTCGTTAAGTGAGCCCGAGGTCTCGTCAACTACCGCAAGAAAGTTGTCGTTAATCGCGTCGATGTCGGCAACAAAGCCACTGCGGATGTCATGTCGAGGATATTTCCAAGCCATCGTTTACCCCGGTAGCTGTGAGTTGCCGTAAGTTCTCTGCATAGTGTCGAAGGATAGCCCGACGAACTCCCACAAGCCAGTACCCCGAAGGCGCAGCTTAAAGCTTTCCGCCGATGGAAGGTAGATGTGAGCCCTTGTCCAATAGGGGCGTCGCCTGCGGAATCTGTCCGATTGAGACCCGAGGACGGCTTGGCCGAGAAAGCTTGGGGCGTCTACATTTGTAAACCTCTCCACCTGAACAGCCTCAACAACATCTTCTCGCCAATCACGCATGACCTCGATATTGATGCTACTACCACCTGTTTCTCTAAACCAAAGGTAGATGGAGGGCACGGTCTCTTTGCGCTTTGATTGCGCGCCCTGCATCCATACTGTCTCAATAATGGCTTCCCTTGAGTCCGCGATATTACGCAGGGGCGCAAGGTTGACCGAAGGCGCGGGTGAGCCGACGTGGTCAAGCAGGTACACTCCGTCATGACTTCCGTTGTCGCCGATCACGCTTCCAGCGGCTAGCATATAGTTCCGGTGGTCCTGCGTCACACATACGTCGCGGGGCGCAAAGTCGGCACGAGTTCGCCAAGACTCACCGGAATAAGTCAGGCAGTAGTTGTTCTCTTTGGACCCGTCTGCCGAAACCCAGCATCGGTACTCTTTTGAATAGGTGTCATAGGCCGAGCAAGCTTGAGCAAACCGGGAGCGGGTAAGACGCTTAAATGTTCTTTTCAAATGCTGGGATTCAAACTTAACGCTTTGACCGTCAAACGAAAAGAAGCCGTCCTGCGATAGCCATATGACCCGTCCGTCAGGCATTGTCTGAATAGAGTTCGGGGCAGAGCACCCAACCTGCTGCGACACCGGGCTAGCAGTAAAGTCATCGCCAGTAGAGTTCGCGGTAACCAAGAATGTGCTGGACGCCGTAAATGCGAGCAAGCCTTGGTCGCAGCGCCACAATCCTGTGATCTCGCCACCGGATGGGTCAGGGTAAATGGCGTCCTTGTCCCTAAAGGTGCCCCAGCGACCGGGCTGCGAAAAGTGGATCGCCCCTTCATTCGAGGCCGTGTTCCCCACAAAAAGACGCCCAAACGCTACCCGGCACAACTTAAACTGCGGCACCGGAATGATGTTGTCAACAGGGAGCCCGAGAAACGAGTCAGACATATTGTCCGGGTACACCGTGGTCACGTTGTCAGGCAGCGTGGCAAAACCCGTGGTTATAGCAGACGTATCGAGCGGAAGCTCAAAAAACTTTGCGGACCCCGAGTTGAGCAGGTCTTTGGTACGGTACAGGATGCGACCTACACAGTGGTCAGGCCCCTCTGGTATGCCGGTCCACGCTACCTGCATCTTCAGGAACTCTGGGGCAACTGCGGTCTTTGAGGTGGCTGACGCCCACGGCACGTCGTCCGCAAACGCCGCATCAGGATCATCAGTAGCAGGGCCTTTAACCCCCGCTTCAGCACCTTGGCGGTCAAACGTAATCGGTTCGCTGGCCTCGGATGGAGCGGAAAGGTTGCCAAACTTGTCGATAAAGACAACCTTGCAACGCCACTCTCCGCCATCTAGCAGACCTGCCTCAAACTTCGCGCCTTCGACATCGGTGAGGTAGGGGTTGACTGACCCAATCCGACATTTGCCGAAGCCATATGTCATGCCGGACTTTGTGTATGCGTCCTTGGCGGCGTACAGGCCCGAGTGCGCGTAGTCAGTATCGTTGACGCCTGCGATGTTGTCGCTTGTCCTGTTGCCCATCGCTGTTGACGACGGCCCTAAGCCAACAGGTGCCGCTGGTTTCTGGGTGAACCCGAGGGGGCAGAGTAGGTGGCCATCGTAAAAGTATGACCTGCCGTCCTGTGGGACGATCACAACGCCGTTGCCGACCGTCTCAAACTGCGTAGGGAATCGAGTGGCGTCATCATCGTGCAGTCTGTCCTGAAGGCCGTGAGGGCCTGCTGGGTTGCTTAGGAGACGTCGCCAGTCCCTATTCCAGCCACGAAACTCCCACAACTCACCGCCGGTGTGAAGTAAAAGAACATCGCGCTCTCCGTTCTGAAGCAGAGCGTGGTAAATGCCGTGCTGTTTTTTGCCGTAAACTGGGATGGCAGGATTGCACGCCGCTAGCGCCGGTATCGCGGTGTAGCTTGTGTCTGACTCAAAAGCCTTGGCCGACCGAGGGCGAGTGCCCTTGCTAGAAAGAGTAACGCCATTAGCGATAAGGTCTTTTTTTGCAGGTACATACGCAACCGGGCCAGCAACTGTCAGCAGTGTACCATCATCAGTCGCAACCATATTGATGACTTCCTGAGCCAAGTCGTCAGGCAGAATAAGCCCGTCGTCCTGCCCCCGAAGGAACAGGGCACCGTCTTTGGCCGAAGGAACCTCTCGTCGATTCTTGTAGTAGGCCATAGTTTAGCTCTTTTTTCTAGGTCGCCCCACACTCGCTTTTGCCCGCGTTGTGCTGGTTTTTGCAGGAGGAGGAGGCTGCGCGATTTTAACAACAGCGGGTGCCGGTCTTCCGATAAGCTTAAGGTTGCCCCATCGCTCTGACGTAACCAGAATCTGTTCTGGCTTGTAGCCTGCCCAATGAACAATGCCAAAAGCAGGGTTATTCTTGACCTTTGTCACCGACACAAGCGTGCCTTGGCGAACGGTGTCATGTTGGTCCGTATACTCGTAGATTCCGCCACAAACTAGCTCGGGTGTCTTCTTATCCATCAACTACTCCTCCCAGATCATTGGATGTCAAACGACGGTTCCACCGCCGGTTTGTCCGAAATCCAGTGGCCCGTGTCATAGTCCGTAACACAGGCGCAGCGGGTGGTCGAAGATCGCCGTATCTTTTCGTGAGAGTGTAGAGCAAACGCTCGTATCGCGCCGCGCTTTGTTCTGACCGGGTAGCCTGCCCCATGTTCTCATACAGGTAGGTCATGGCTTTTTCAATCAAAACGTCCATTGCCTCTGCATGAATCAGCGGGGTATCATCGCTATCAACAAGCGTCATCGGACGCACAACGCCCCGGACTTCGACCACATACCTTTGGTCCGGCTTTGGATAAAACTGCATCGACTGATAGCCGTGGATGTCTCGAAGACGGCGGCTGTAATCAGGAAGAATCTCCCCGTTATCGTACCACACCCCGCCGTTCGAGGAATCAGCCCGGAACTCTGAGAGCAGGTAGAAGTCATCGGCCTTGTCAAGCTGCGACGTTCCCAGACCTTCCGCTTGGAGAGTTAGCTCGCCATAGTTCTTAAGATATGTGGCGATTCGGCGACGGTACACACGGATGTAAACGCCGCTCTGGTTTAGCGACTGTCGCGTGTAGGTTGTTGCACCGCTTGTAATCTTATTAAGAAAACCAAGAGCGTAAGTAATGTTGGGAAGCGACAGTTTAATCGCAGCGGTTTTACCGCCGGAAATCACGTTCGTCATTGCCCCTGAAGCCGGTGACGGGGGAGACTCAAAGCGCGGGGACCGAAACCTGTTACGAGACTCTGCCGCTCCGCCAGCCGCTGCGTCTTCCGTTTTAGACGGAAACAAAGCGTCAGACTCGGTTATGCCTAGAGGCTGCGCAAAGCCCTCCCAATGGCCCAGTCCGGGCAACTGAAACTCCGCGTCCCTCTTGCCCCAAGTGTACGTCACCTTGTACTCAAAAGTTCCTGCGGGCTCTGGGCCGAGCCATTCTACCGCAACCGCCTCAGAGCCGGAGCCCTTGGTGCTGACCGGGGGTGACTTAGCCGCATCGCTAAAGTCAAGGCTGACCATAGTGTTGTCACCGACAAAAGTCGGAAGTCCGCCGTTGGGGTCAAGGATGTCGGTAGTCCAAGTGGTGTCATTTGGATCAAACTTTGGATCGAAAGGAATGTTGTCGGTTTGAGGGTCAAACGGATTCCCGCCTCCCCCGTTATTGTCGGGCGGGTCATCTTGAGTACCACCGCCACCGCCACCACCGCCGCCCGGAGGGTCATTATCACCGGGGTCTTTATCGGGAGGGACGTTAGTGTTTGGCGGAGGTCTTACGTTAGCCGCAAGAGCAGCGGATGCAAGAGGGGATACGCTTGGCCCTTGGAGGTGAAGATGGCTTCGCCGAAAAACTACTCGAGGGATGCCCGAGGTGACTTGGTTTGGAGGGCCGTCTAGCTGAAGGCTCTCGGCCTCGCGCTGCCCAAAAACATCGAGAGGATAGTTGTTGTCCTCATCTCGAAGCCGAGCAGAAAAAAGTTGCACTAAGTCATCCGGCAAAGGGTACGCTTCTGTAAAGATGCGGTACTTGAGCCCTGACTGGCCGTGCTTGGCAATGTTCCAAGGCGTTACGAGCGTGAAGTAGTAATACTTGTCACTGTCGTTGTGCCACACAGAACGAATCTGGTTGCGGACCCTCGTCCCGTCCGACCCCGTAATCTCAATCATTCGACCGTCCCATGAACGATCGTGCTCCCAAGCGGTCAAGCCGGAAGTAAGCCCTTTTTGTTGGTCACTTGTATAAGAAGTGCGCCACGTCCACGGGTCTCGCGTGGTCGGCGATCCGGGCAGAGTGTTGGCTCCTGCCAGCCCTACGGTGTCTGTTAGGGCAACGCCCAGCAGAGTACCGCCGTCCTTAGAGGCAACATCCGGCTCTGTAGCCAGATGCACCTTGGACTCAAAAAAGAGAAACGGAGCTTCCAAGGCCAACTGATTGTAGGCCCTGTTGATAAAGTTGTTAACGCGAGATGTCGCTTCAGAGGACTGGGTTGGAGCCCAATCCGCCTGAGCGAACATCGCGTTCCGAATCTCTTTGAGATTCATCGTCTACTACTTGCCGAGGCAGTTGATGTAGGCGTTGAACGTCGCAGGATCACCAGTCTTCGCTTCCAAAGACATGCCGATTTCGATTGCGCCGATGGTGCCATCAGCGTAAATCAGACATGACCCTGCGGTTGAACCGCCGGAAGAGAACAGGGTATCTGCGGTCATATCCTGCGTGCCGGTACGGGCAAGGCCCTTACCTTTACTTAGGACAAACCCGTATGACCCTGCCGCAATAGCGTGCTGGGCAATACCGATAACCGACATGGCAAAAACTGCCGTGCTGGCTCCGGCTACGCCGACCCCGTACATGTCTTCTGTAGCCGCGCTCGGGTCGCGGACACAGATGTCGCCGACAGCAAGATCGGTAGACGGCATATCGTTAAAGACATACGTCCACACTTGAAGCCCGTTGTCACCGTCAGGAACGGTGAGTTGGAACCCCAGCGGAGCTTGCGCGTCAGTAGTGACGGTATTGGACTTAATACCAGATGCTGTAAAACCCATGATAAACTCCTTATGGGGTGCCTGCGCCGGTAACGACGAAGTTGGAACGAAGCTGCGTAGTGTGCATGCCCATCATGAGCACCAACTCGTAGCGGAAGATATCTTGGTCAGGGATACGGAACGGTCCACGGAGAGCGAAGTCGCCCTTCGTTTCGCGGCTCGCATCGTGGCCAAGAGTGAACATGTGCCAAGTAGCAGTCTTCAGGCCGTAGATGATGCCGTCTGCACCGGGTGTGGTCGCGAAGTTGCCGTGCGTGATGTCGATGGAGTCATCGAGGTAGAAGTCAGCGTCGAGGAACTTGACGCCCTGACGGATGAGAGGCGGAGCCTTGTCGCCTTCAACCTTGACCACGCGGACTTGATCGTCCAAGTCGTCGATGTAGTTGAGGTAGGAGGACTCGTCACCGATCATCAAATCGACGGGGCCCGCAGTCTTGCCTTGGCGCGATGCGGCGAAGTACGCCTTACGCATTTGGCTACGACCGTTGACAGCAAACGAACTGATGTCTTCGTACTGGTTGTTCCAGCCAGCGATTGGGCTAGCGTGGCCCGAGCAGTTGAGGCCGTGAACAGTCTTGTTCGCAGCGGCTGACATTTGCAGGAATCCGTCGCGGGCCGTGCCGTCTGGATTGAAAGTGGCGTTTCCGTTCAGGGTAGCGAAGCCGCCAACCTGATTGCCGTTTCCTGTTCCAAGCTGATTCGAGATCCGCTCGTGGAAGTCAGACAGTGCCAACTCTGGGTAGTGCTGGAGGATTCGCGCGAGGTCCATCTCGCCGTTGGCCTCAGCCAAGTCTTTGCCGGGGACGTCGAACGCATAGATGAGGCGCGGTGCAACCACGTTTCCTCGGTGAGCGTTTTGTGAACGACCACCTGCGATAACTTCAGAACCAGTCTGGACTTGCGTCACAGTACCGGGACCGTCAGTCACGACAGCAAACTCTCGCTTCGGACCCTTCAGGGCGTCGCGAGACATGTTTCCGTTCAACAAGATCTTCTCCATAAGTGGATGGAACTTGACGAACATTTCACTATAGGACGGCATCAACTCATTGAGCGCCGTCGCCAGTACGTCGGGGGAAATAGCCATTAGGCTCTCCTAGTTTTGTTTTTGTTCAGGGCGTTACGCGCAACGTGTGATCTCCAGTCCTTCAAGGACATTGCACCAGTATCCGTCGTTTCAACCTGCTCGGGGGAGCGGCTAGGGGTTGTGGCCCCCGACGTAATCTTAGCGCCCGGCCTCGGCTGAGGCGTTCGCATCTTCGTACCGCGCGCAAGTTTGAGCGCATACGAGTCAGGAACACCATCGGCCTTGGCTTTTTTTGCAGCGTTGAGACCTGACTCTGGAAGACGCGCAGCCTCCGCAGCAGTTTCAACACCCCAGCCCTCTTCGAGCAGGTCCGCAAATGTTTCAGACAAAGCACCGTCATTGAAAATGTCAGGATTTGAATCCTGAAAAGCCGTTGCGTAACGCTCGGCTTCTTGTTCAATAGACTTATTGATGCTGTCCATAAATCGTTTACTGTCACCCTCAAGCGTTTGATACTTTGCTTCGAGCACAGAATGCTTTTGCTCCCAATCTTTCAACTGCCCAGAAAACTGTTCAACTCGAGGGTCTTCTCTACCCGAGATCAAAGCTTCGTACAAGTTGTGGTGATCTTGAAGCTCTTGCTTTTGACGGGTAAGCTCGGCTTGATGCCGAGTTGAGTGATAGTCGGTTACTCGTTGCCCCCAAGACCGAACTTCTTCTGGGAGAGCCTCATGCCCGCCGTCCCAGTCATCCCAACCAAAGTCATCCGAAGAAGGAAAAGAGGCAGGGGCCGAATCGCTTGGCTCCACGTCGTCGGAGAGGGAGAGGTCCGAGATGGCGGGAGACTCGTCTGGTGCAACATCGACAGTAGCGACGTCTACAGAAGCATCAACAGCTTCAGTTACCGGAGCGTCCGCCCCTGCCTCAAGATTTTCCTCACTCATTACTCCTCCCCTTTTTTATCCTTTGGCATAGCCTTGTGGGCAGCAACCATAGTCATGCGGCGAACCTTCATCCGTGGGTTCTCGTTCGCATGAGGCTGTCCCATGCCCGGAGGCATAAGGCTTTGCATTAGATCCATAGCGTCGTCTTCGCCCTCTTCTTCAACCACCTCTTCTTCTGGACCCATGTCTTCCGGCATTTCTTCAGCCATCGGGTCTTCAGCCATCGGGTCGTCGAGCATAGGTTCTTCAGACATAGGCTCTTTCATCACGATGTCATAGCCGGTCTCGTCCAATAGTTGACGCAAGTCCATCTCCGTCTGGGGAGGACTTTCCTGTATCCGAGTCAACAGATCGTTCATAGCGGGCATATGCACCTCATAGTGTCTTTAGTGGACATAGATTTTCTTGTCAACCTTTCCAGCGCGTTTAGCATTCTCTTTTTTTCTGCGCGCCTTCTTGTCAGCAAAGTCACGATAGCCCGCCTTCTTTGCACGAGCGTCAGCTTTTTCGGCCACAGCGTCTCTGTGCTTTCTCCATTCTGTAGAGCCAGCAGACACAATCCGACAATCAGGATTGTTGCGCTGGTAGTCTCGCCAATCCTTGCCCGACTCAAATGTTCTTCCGACTTGACCTACAACTAAAGGCTTCGAGGGCATCGGCCCGATTAAAGCCACGTCACCAATAACCGTGGTCATTAAGGCGTCGCACTCAGGGCAAGTCGTCTTTCCGTGTTGCGACAAAGGGACATAGATGTCGTTAAAATAACCGCATCCGTCAGGACACTTAAAGTCGTACATAGGCATTAGCTACCCCTCGCTATTTAAAGACTTGCCCGCAACATACTCTCGCAAGCGGCGGCTAAACTCCGAAAAAGGCTCACCATGCGCTCTCTGAGGTCTATCGCCAGAAAAATCATACCTAACAGCCTTAGCCGCCTTGTCGTGCTCGGACCTTTCTTCAGGTGTAAGAAGCATTTCTCCGCCAAACTTAATGCGGTCATCTTCTATTTCGATTTGAGGAGTCTTTTCTGCAGTCGTCTTTATAAGCTCATTCATGCGAAAGCCGGGAGGATTCATCCCTGCAGACGTAAGTTCAAGCTCAAGACGCCGTAGTTCGGCTAGCTCTTCCTCTGACATCGGCGGCTTGCTCATGAGCCCGCTTCGCCCATAGCTAGCTTGTGAGCAGACTCAAACGACTCTCCACCACGCATATGGCGGACCATTAGGTTGATATGCTTCGGAGAATGGTGAACAGAGTGTTTAATCAGTTTATCCCGTTGGCCTTTTGACAGGTTGGACATGTCAGTCTGAGCCGTCTTGACCGCTTTCGCCGAGGCTTCTTCACGCATTTTCCGATACACTACTCCCCCTCACATTTACACTTAGACCTGCCCTTCTTCTTGCGGACCAATGGGACCACAAGACGAAGAACAGAGCCTACAATATCAAGGATTTTCTTGACGGGAACGCGCATCAGGGCTTCTTGCCGCCGGGCTTGGGCCTAACTGGGGGCCTTTCTGAAGCTTTTTCTTTGACTTTCGCCGCTTTGGCAAACTCTGACTTTTGCTCGCCTGCAGTTTGCTTAGCAGCCTTCGACACTTGGTGCTTTTTGCGAACGCTTTGTGGCTGACCTTTAATGCCGCCTAAAGCTACCTTGGCTGCGCGAACACGGCCTGCTTTGCTAAAAGGTTTAGACTTGTCGTACTCTTCTTCTTGCTCTTCTTTTGTCATTCGGGCCATGTGATTCTCCTATTAAATCGGAAGTCCGGGTCCACCGGCTGGAAGCGGCATCTGCGGCGGAGCTTCTACTCCGGGAGGTAACCCTCCACCTGCCGCGCTGTCAACCCCCGGAGGCTGCATCCCCGCAGGAGGCATTCCGGGAGGCATTCCGGGAGGCATTGGTGGGCCTCCACCGGGCATTCCGCCGGGAGGTTGCGGAGGCGCGGGTGGTGTGTCTTCAGCCAAATCTTGCATGCCTAGAAGGTCGAGCAGCTTAAGTACGAGCTTCTCTTTGTTTACGTTTGGCGATTCCATAAGCAAGGGCATGTACTGCTGAAACTTTTGTAGTTGAATAAGCTTATGATTTTCAGTAGGCGAATAAGGCAGCGCGTCATAATCAAAGTCCAGAGGATCTTCCAGCGGATCGCGCTCTGGGCGGAGCATCAAGCTCTCGCGAGACGCCTTCAAAACTTCTTTGCTTCCAGTCAGCCGGATGGGAAGCTGGGTATTGGGGTCTAGGAACTCTTCATAAAGCCCGATGATGCGCTCGGCTGCAGCGTTAACCACATCCTCAATCTGCTTTATTCGTCGTCCGTTTCTTGTTCGGGTCGCAGTGTCGGCAAGCGCGACCTCTGTAGCAACGTCCGCCACACCCACAACCCCCCGACTATACTGAGGGATGCCGAGGATAAACTCAATGACTTGATTGCATCGCGAGCGCATGTCTGGAAACGCTGGCGAGAACGAAGGAACGGGGGTCTGCCCAATAATGTCTCCTAGAGGCGCATTGGCCTTGCCCTGAATAGACACAAGCGAGCCGGGCTGGTTTGCGTCTTGAAGAGCGGTCATGATGGCTTCAGGGTTATCAGCCAAGGCGGTGTTGACCAGCATCACTGGAGTAGAGGTATGGGCGTGCCATAGCTCAAGAGTATCAATCTCGTTTAGTCGCTCTTGAAGAGACTGAACCAACTTGACATCCGAGAGCCCGCCGAGGTCCGTCATGTTCTCGTTGAACGTCATAGGAATAAACGGGTTTCGGATATAGCGGAACGGTAGCTCGCCCTCGAACAGGGGGTCTTCCATGTCTTCAAGGAAGTGGAAGTACCGGCCTTCGCCTTGAAAGTCGTAGACCTCATAGACTGTTACCCATTGGTACACGTCTCTTGAAGCCTCGTTGACGTGACTTTTGTTTCGAGCATGGTCCTGTAAAAAAGAGGGGAACCCGCCGAAAGACGCTTTGTCGGCGACCTTTACATTGTAGGTGGCCCCTTTGCGTCCCTTTCTTTTTGTCCGGCTCTTAAACTCGGCCTTGGTCAAAACGGTGACCTCAACAAGATAGCGAATGTCGCGAAACTTTGAGGCGGACATGTCAAAGAAAATGTAGCGAGGGTCTACCGAAAAAACCTCCGGCGTGTTTTTACGAAAGTTCCACACCACTTTTAGAAACGAGCGCCCGCAAATCGAGGTGCTTGTCGCAGCTTTCCACAGCAAAGAGTGAAAGTCGTTTCGGCGGAAAGTGTCGTTGATCAAAGCTTCGCGAAACTTTGCAGCCCCTCTTAACTTATCCCGCCGAGCGGACACCGTTACCTGCGGATTCTGTGGGCAGACGTTCGCAATCATGGTGTCAATAAAAGCGTAAGGGTAGTTGGTCTCGAAGTTAACATCCTCCGAGCCTCCGCTTCCTACCTCTTGTGAGCCCGTTGGCCCCGCGCTTTCTTGCCGCCAATACTCGGACATGTACCACGAACGCCATCGGTCCCAGTCTCTTCGCTCGTTGCGGGACTTAGACTTGTGAGTCCTAATAATGCCCTGCACCTGTTTTCCTGTAAGCGCCACGGTTACTCCCTATTCGTCTTCGTCTTCTGGTTCTACTTTGCTTGGGTCTAAAAACGCACTCTTTGCAACGCCACCAGCCGTTTTGGCCTGAACGGGCGTCGGTCGTGAAGCAATCAAGCCCCTCACGCCTTGCAGGGCTCGCTCTTCTTCTTGGACGGCCTCTGAGGCTTTGGCCTGCAGGTAAGGAGTGTTCGGTGTCTCCGTGCTGCCTGCTGTGGCTTCTCGCTCGCGACGTTGCTTGTATACATTCTTAAGATAGACGGGAAGCTCACGCTTTGTCAGCCCGGTGTTATCCATCAGCCTTCGCATAGACTTATCGTTCGTAAGCAAGTCGTATCGACCAGTGCTGTTAATGTAATCCATTGCTTTCTCTTGGTCGCTCTGCACCAAGGCGTCTTGAGCTTTAGCCTGTTCAGCGGTCATCCCGGTAACCATGTCGAACGCTTCCTCGACGGAGCTTGCGTTTGGCGCGGACTGCCTCGCGATGGTCAGCATCATCTCTTCCATGCCGGGGAACGATTCAAGGTCTGTCAGGGCCTGCTTGGCTTCGCGAAGCGCGAGATTGTAGTCCCCAGATTTTAGGATAGTCATCTGCTCTGGCGTGAACCCTTCAAGACTCTTCGGGAAGTTTGGGTCGGCAGCACGCATATCGTAGTTTGTTTTGTAATACTTGCCTGAATCCATCTCTTCGGAAAGAGCGTTTTCCACATGAGCAGGCATCGTGCCCCGCATTCCCGCTCTCTGTACCATTAGTTCATCTCTAAGCATGTCGAGCCCTTCTAGGGTTTTCATGCTTTGGAAAGATTTATTTAGAGCAGTTATAGATACTTTTCCATCTGCTACTTTGGATAGGAATGTCGCGGCGATTTTCTTGGCGTTTTCACGCTCACTCTTGCCGGTGTTTCCAGACTTCATGTAGTCGAGCATCTTGTTCGCAAGCTTGACCCGCTCTTGAGCAGCGGCGATAGCGGGGTCGTCAGAGGCCCCGAGTGCGCTACCCGCTTTTGCTGAGACGTCAGACAGAAACTCTTGGACTAGCGCGCCACGTTCTTTTTGTGCGGCAAGAGGGTCTTTTGCTAGGTCTTCATCGGACGCCTTGCGAGTGGCAGCGTCTTGGGCAAGCCGTCGCTCCTTCTTGGTTGCGCCCGGTTCTTTACCGCGAAACCTGCTGGCCGAACGAGCAAGGAGGTCAGAGGTTACTTCTCCTACACGAGAAAGGCGCGCACGCCCAATACTACGCTTAATCGACTTGTCGTAGTAAACGTCGGTAAGCTGCTTAAGCTGCTCGGGTGTCATTGAGCCGCGAGCACTCTGGATGGTTGCCCTAAGCTTCGTAGGGCTCATGCGCTGAACTCGACGCATTGTATCCGCGTCAAGACCGACAGTAGGGGCGATGTCCATGCCCTCGGCTGAAACCACAGGCTGGAGATTATCTAAAAAATCCGTGGAGGTTACAGGTGCGGCTGCAGTTTGAGCCGCGAGGTCGGTGCGCGGAGCGGCCATCTCAAAATCATCGCCTTCGTCAGCAGTAAACTGATTAGGGTCAATCTCTCGCGGAAGTCCCGAAGCCGTGGTTGCCGTGGTTGCCGTGGCTGTCGGGGGTCTCATGCCTTGAAGGCGGCTCCTTACGGCAGCAACAACTGCGGGGTCCGCTGCCTGCAGATCTGTAAGCGCCTTAACTATTGCTAATGCTTCTTCTTCGGTGGGCTGTGCCATTAGATTCGGCCCTCCCCGACTTCTTGTAGAATGCCGGGGATTACTTGGGTAACCATCTGCATTTCAACTTCATCCCTAATCGGCGTTGGAACTTGCGCACCAATAAAGGCCGCGACTCTGCGCTGACCTTCTCCACTAATCTTGTCCCGGATTTGCGCTGCGAGCGCCCCGAGTTGTTGAGCCTCGACTTCAGACGCTCGTTCGTCAGCCTCACCAAACGCCTGTATCGCCGTATCGGGAGACACTGCCCCGGTCATCTGGAGCCGATTTAGTTCAGACCTCAGCCCCGCCTGTGTTGTGCTCCTCACGCCCTGCATTGCCCGCTGCATTGATTCGCGGGCGCGATCGCCGTATCCAGACGCTCGAAACGGGTCGTCTTTAAACTCACGAAGCTGCTTTGCCGCCATTGCCTTGGCAATCTTGTCAGGGTCTTGCGTGCCGTACTCTGCCTGAAGCCGCTTCTGCTCGGCTTGGTACATCTTGCCCTGCTCGTCCTTTCTGTCAGCAGCACCGAGCAGTCTGGCAGGACGGCTTTCGTAGCCCATGTCAAGATATTTTTGTTTCTCTTCACTTGCCATAGTTGCCTCAGTCGTCTTTAGCTTTGAAGAACATAACCTTCATCGAGCGTGCCCGGATTCTGGTCTGCTTAACGTCTTTTGATTGAATAACCCGTAAAGATGCGGAGTGAAATCCTTTCGCCAGCGGAACCTTGCCGGGGAGAGGAAGCCATTGGTGACCAGACCAGTACCTGCTCTTGTACCTGTCTCGAAGGTACGGGTCGCGGTGAAACTTAGTATCGTCTCCTACGGGGTCTGTGGCAAACATTGTCCGACGCACTCGGCGGACGTTGCAAAAATCATCCTTTGTGTCGGATTCACCTTCGCGCTCACCGTCAATAAAAAGCCGGATGTGACTTTCTTTGTCATCATCGTTAGAATCATTGGTCCAAAGAACCTGCCACGTCAAAAGAACATAGGCTTTGAAGGGCAAGTAGAACTGAATCGAGGCTCCGGGGATAGCCACATATGCGTTCTTTTTTGACGACTCAAGCAAAGTCCTGCCTTGGTATATACCACTGACAGCCTGCGCTTCGGAGGCACCTTGATGTGCAAAGTAGTCTAAGTTTGCCGTGCCTGCGACCATCTTACCCCCTGACACAGAGTGCGCCTGAAGGTAAGGGTATGTAACTGACCTGTCTGACAGCCCGTCTTTTAAGTTGTCGAAATCGAGGTACCCGTTGATTATGGACAACGCATTGGGCGGAGAGAATGTAGAGTGAAAGTTCTCTAGGATGCCCTCTCCGCTAGGTATGTTGCCGTCTACAAAATCAATAAACGTGACTAGAGGCATTAGTACCTACCTTCTTGTTTTTTATACTCGGCCAAGTCGGGGTTGGCAATCTCTTCGCCTATATCCTCTTGCCTAATATCCCTCAGCGTAGAAAGCGATTGCTCCATCTGTCGCTTTTTCATGTCGCGGACTAACTCGCGCACTCTGCCTACAGGCATTGAGCTTTCGGCCTGAGATAAAGATTCCGGCATTACTTTCTCCGCTTATAACGGCTTCGTCGCCATGTGGTTCTTTTAGAACCTTCGGCGCTTTTCTTTCTAAAAGACTGAACCTCATCGTAACTCATGTCTTTAAAAAGCAGTACGTTTTCAAGTCCGTCTGGAGCACCCTTCCTGTACCGACGCGGGCAAAACCGGGCAGCAACACATGCTATCTGAAGCGCGGAAATCTTATCCCAGTGGTGACGGTCACGGCGCTTCCCGGTTTTACCTGAATGCAACATCTCTGAGAGCGCGCTGCGCTCGGTGCGTTTGTCTTCGCGGTACGAACCTAGCTGACCGACCGTGTCCTCGTCTTTTAAAATCAACTCGTCACGCAGGGCGTCTTGCAGATACGAAAGCATCATGGTCACAGATTTAGCAGTAGCAGCGATTCCGGGCTTATAGGGTTTTTCGTAGTAGAGATTTGAGTAGCCAAGCTCCTCAAGTAGAGCCAAAGTAGCAACACCAACCCCGTTACTCTCCACAGCCACAAGCGCATTGTTGTACTTCTTGCCAACCTCATTGATTTTCTTTGCGAATACCACGGGGTCAGTGACGCCTCCGTAAGTTGCGACTTGGGTCCATTCTCCATCGTACACCTTTAGCACTTGGAATGCGGCATGGTCACGAGCAGCATAACCCGCAGGGTCAACGCCGATAGCATAAACCGCTCCCGGCTCCGGCTTCTCATACTCCATGTACGGGCCTGCCCACGGAACCAGTAAAGCATCTTGATGGCGTTTAAGTAGCGTGCTGTGAAAGACCGAACCAATGGACGCAATCCAGCAACTAATGTCGTCAAAAGGATAATACACCCTAAACAAATCAGGGTTCCGTCGGATTTCAGCATCAGTATCAATCATAAGGCGGCGAAACTGCAGGCTCTCTTTTGTCAGCCCAAGATGCCCGTATTTTTCAAGCAGCCCTATTTCTTCAAGCGTTAACCTCTGTCCTTTCGGCCACGGTCTTCGGTTTAGCACGCCGTCCCAGAACGGAAAGAACGCATAAGCCCATCGGCCTCTGCCCTGCTTGGCGTCACGGCAATGGTCCCGCCACCACTCAGCCGAAGGCTCGCTCATAGGCGATGGCGTCGATTCAAGAAGGACTTGGGAGTGGTCGCGGTTAATCATCGACGGATAAATCATCGAGAACTGGTGGCCCGCATTACGCCAATACGGAAGCTCTGACCCGTGGAAGCTATCAGGCGACTGACCGATACCGACCGCGCCCGACTCGCCAGACAAGACACGCATCTTGCCGCCATGCTGGAACGTCAACTGCCTCACTTCTCGATTCGGAACCGTCTGGGCGCGCACGAGTTCTGGCCATCGGCTGTGCGTCAAGTGGATGCGACGGTGAAGATACTCAGCGCGGTCTTTGTTATCCGCAATACAGACGTGGTCGTGACCCGATGTGTAAGCAGCCCTCACATAGCCGCAGAGTTCCGCTGTGAGGCTCTTGCCTGCCTGCCGATACCCAAGGAGGGTAAGCCACTTGGTCTGCCCTAGAGACGTCTTAGGAGGCTCAGAGTAATACGAAACTACAGTCTCTTGCAGGCGGTCAGTAATCGCGAACGGACTGAAGGTATTCTCCTGCCCGGTTTTTTGGTCAATGATTTTCGCGTAGGCCCGGAGGCTGATGGCGGGGTCGCGTAGTGCTTCCAGCGCCTCTCCCTCAAATGGAATAGCCATTACCACTTACTCTTATTGGCCCAGAAAGCCGCGCTCATTTTACCCTTAGCGATGTTCTTGCCGTGCCTTGCCTTAAAGCTAGCTCGTTTTTTCCGCATCTTATCGCCCTCGCCCTTCTTGGGTTTACCCGCTGTCTTCGCGCCTTGCTCGCCATAGCGAATCAACTTGATGCGATCGCCTTCTTTTGCCAAAACAATGTGGGACTTCTTAGGGTGCTTGGGCGTTCGCTTAGGTTTGTTGTAGCCAGAGAGCCCGTGCTTTTTAATAAGCATCGCGCCTCTTGCGGCATTGCGTCTTTTCTTAGCCGTGACCGCCATGACTACCTCTTCTTGCCTTTATGTAACCCGTGCTTGGCGTGCTGCTTACCGGCAGCTTTTGCCCTGCGCTTGACGGCGTTCGCCCTAGCCAGCTTTTTTGTCCCGCGCAGACTCTCGATTGTCTTTCGAGGTGCGTACACTTCACCAGTGTCTTTGCTTTTTTTACCGGAAGCCGTAGTCCAGTCTTGGTCTGTCCATCGCTTTAGGGACTTCTGGGTCTCTTTCATTTGTACCCTCCGCCCTGTTTCTTGTAGGTTTTTGCCAACAGTTGCGCCTTGCGCGCAGACCACTGACCGGCGTCACCGCCTTTTGCAGAAGATTTAATCTTCTCAAACAGACGCTTCCTCATACCGGGCTTGGTGTAGTTCCCCGCTTCGTTGACTCGGCTCTTCTTTTCAGCCATCGTACTTCTTCCGGTTGGTTTTCTTGCTTACGGCCCGGAGGTTTTTCTTTCCGTTGGAGCCGCCTTTGCTGAGAGGTTTCCTGTGGTCTACCTCACGGGGATCGCCTTTTTCTAGGTCTAGAGCCCGTCGCGCGATGTTCCGCATGCTGCGATTCTTGCGCTGCGTCGGATTGCTGTGGTACTCGGCGTACTCTTTGGCGTAATCTCTGGCCACTACTTAAACGCCTTCTTCGCCGCTGCCGCAGGCAGTGCTTGAAGCTTCTTGTCTGCCCGACCGGGCAGGGAGTTTCGCTTTAAAAGAGCGGCTAGCTCTGGATCAGACTCGGCACGTTTTTGAAGTGCGGCCCTGTTTTCATCGAGCTTGAAAGTCATTGCGTCAAAAAACATTTGCATTACTTCATCGTCCATGCGGTCCTCCTAGATGTCAAAATCAAAGCCTCTTGACTTAAGAAATAGTTCTGCGCCTTCGTCAAAGGCTGTGCTCGCGGCAGGAACCCCAAGTTGACTAAACAATCTCTGCTCATAAAACCAGAGGATGGCTTGAGCCTGCTGCTCGGTTGTGCCTAACTCTTCCGCAACACCTCGAATAAACTCTTTCATGTGCCCGCGCTCTGAGGCCGAGCGTGGTGCGTCGGAAAGAACGCGCTTCCCTTTCTTTGTTGTGAACATATCGCCGCGCAATCGGTTGTATGTTCTTGAGAGCCACATATCTGCCGTAACTTCATAAAGTCCGTTTAGGTTCATAAAGAAAGGCCCGACTTTAGGACCAAATGACGCAGCAGTCAACTCGTAATCATCAAGCTTTGCTCCGATGGGCCTTGATACTTTTGTGCCCTTGCCTTTGATGGCTCTTTGTGTGAGGTCTGCTTCCATTCCTCGATAGCTTTCTGGGGTCAACAAGCGTCTTGCTGTGCCCTCTACGCCGTGATCGTCAATAAGGCTTTGAAGATAGACGATTTGGTCTCGAACTCCGGGTAGCCCGTACAGTTTTCCTTTGCCGGTTTTTGGATCGAGAGGAACGTCTGGCCTGTATCCGTGCATGCGGCCTAAGTTGTCAAAGTCTGGGTTTCTTGTGCCCGGTTTTCTCGGAAATAACTGCTCGTATAACTGAAGTGCGCGCTCAAAGTTTGGCGCAGCTTTGGTCTGCGGCGAAGTGATTGCGGCAAGCGCAGTCAAAATCACTCGTTGCTCTTCCATCTCCGCCAGTTCGGGAAACGCGACTGAGCCCAACTCAAACGCTCGGGTCATGACTTTGTCGTACCACTCTCGACCTGTTCTTTCCGCACTTTTCAGTTGGTACGCAGCTTCTCTGGCCCCCTCTTTAATCATAAAGCTCATGTCTTTAGGGTTTGTCGGGTCTAAAACACGGGCCTTTTCGCCCGTTAACTCCATCCTGCGGGCGTGGTCTGCATCAAGAAACTCACCGATGTCCGCATTAAGAAGCTTGCGGTCTTTGTCTTGATCCTTTTTTTTGCCTTTTTTGTGCTTGACGACCTTACCATCTTTGTCTAGCACTTTAGGCCGAGGCAAAGTCCTTCCTTCACCCATAGCGATAAGGCCCACCCTCTCTGCGTTTTCGAGAATGTCTTCTTTAGGAGACGCCATAAGTTCCGGGTTGCCGGGTTGCCTTCCCTCTAAGATGCCGGGATATTCGTCAAGAACTCTGGGAGGCACCGGAATATCCATCGCCAAGGCCCGGTCAACGTAGTTGCGATGCATCTGTTGATGCCGAAGAATAGCTGCTTCAGAAAGCTCTTCGCCTTCAGTGATAAACTGAGAGATGTACTCATCAAAGGTAGAAGAATGCGGCGGCGTGTCAAAAACAGAAACAGACCTAGCAACTTTGTTCGATAAATCTTGCTGCATTTTTACAGCCGCACCGTAATCTTCAACTACGGGGATGCTGTCGCGTATATCGTTGTAGTTGCCTTTTGTTGTACCCAGTAGCCCTTTGGGGTCTCGAACCATCAAAACAACTTCAGGGTCGTTTCCGGCAGCGTCTTGCATGACGTCAAAGTCCCAACCATCGGGGGCGTAATCCCTGTTAAATGGAACTCGTGCGACAGGAACAAAGTCGTCGTTTCGGTAAAGATTAGGCAGAACGCCGTTAATATCGTAGGCGTCTGTCGTGCGTGAGAGCCCTTTTGCTTCGCGGAGGATAGGGCCCATGTCAGCGGTACTGCCGGGAAGCTTGTACACGCTGACTAGGTCACCTGCCGCTGTTACCGCAACGCCTGCTGAACCGTCATCCGACATGTAGAGCTTGTTGCTGACGTCTAGGTAGAAGGGTTCGCCTTTGTCGTCAACGGCGGCTCCGTATTTGTGCTCTCGCTGGGTTCTTTGGAGGTTGGCTTGGAACTCTTGTCGTCGAACTGCATCATCGCCAACTCCATAAACATTCTTTTGTACGCTTGTTTCTTTTCTTCCTCGGTCATCGTCTGTCCCCTTTTCTAAAGGTGCCTCATCGACACTCTCTTCAAGTAACTCATCAGCCTCGTCAACTGGGGCGTCATCCCCGACCTTTGACAAGTCCTTGACATCTTCAACAGCCTCGTCTGTGCCTCGGACTGCTTTAGCCGCAGCATCTTCAGCCAACTCTTTCATCGTCTTTTCGGCGACTTTTTTGCCGACTTTACCGACAGCTTTGCCGCCCTTCCCTACAATCGGGATCCCGCTGGCCGCTGTAAGAATCATCTCGGCGGGGTTAGCTGCTTCCCCAGTTCGCCTTGCTTCGTCGGCCATATTTATGACGTCTCTTCGAGCGCCCGCCGCACCGACAACTGGGTTCACAATCTCCGCTACAAGCTCCGGGTTCTCCCGGAGGACTTCGCCCACCGCTTCCGGCACCGCACGCGCAACAACAGGCGCAGCCTTGATGCCTGACTCGAGCATCTCACCGCCAGTCGGAGTTCCAATAGCGGGGATTGAGGGGTCAGGAGCCGATGGTGTCGGAGCTATTTGCATGTCCGGGGGAAGGCTGACTTCTTTTTGCCTGCCTAGCTTGATTCCTAAACGTCGAGCCAGCGCGGCCTGTCTAGCGGCTGCTTGCTCATCCATAAGGAGTCGTCGTTGGTCTTGCGAAAGCTCATCACGGGGAGCGTAGTTCCGCATACCCTCGTCCGCCAGAGACTGCTCGTACTCTTGCTGGGCTTGACCCTCTGCGGTCTGGTCAAACTCTGCCTGCTCTTTCTCACGGTCAAACTCCGCCTGCATGCGTCGGACGCGTGCGTCTTCACCAGTGTTTGCTTCCGGGATAATCTTAAGATTGTCAACCGCCCGAGCTACTTGAGTCAGGGCCGTATTGTCACCCTGTTTTGGCATTATCGCTGCTGATGAGCCCGCGAGATGTCCCGGGGGCTTCGCCTCAAGCTCCTCTGGAGATATGCCCAGTTCTGCGAGAATGGATGAGTAGGAAGGTATGGCCATGTCTTACTCCGGCGGCAGAACGTCTTCTTCTTTTTCCATAAGCGCCTTAAGGGCGTCAGGGGCCTTCTTTAGCAGTTCAGCTTGCGGAGGGTTGACCATTGGTCCCGCGCCCATGCCGTCCATGCGCATGCTAGGAACTTTTAACCGCTGCAGTAGCTCTTGGGTGCTCATTGGATCTTCCGGCAACCGGGCCGTAGGAAGGAGTGGCTCGGAGGTAATGTCTTCTGGCGAGCCTTTGAACTGAATGTCGTCCAGATCAACAGCCTCTTGAGCGGCAGCTTGACGCGCTTGGAGGTCAGCAAGTATTTCAAGTTCTTCTGCGGTCAATGGTTCAGCCATTGTCGGCCTCCAAAACGATAGGGGTGTTTGTTTTTTATAGTCGGCCCTTGCCTACTTTGGCAACCACATCGGGCAAAATGCCGTTCATTTTTGAAATGACATCTTGAGGCGCAGGCCCCGCACCCATGCCATCCATACGCATGCGTATTTTTTTTCGCGTTAAATCAGTTACCGCTTCGGGGATAACGGCTGTAAGCATGCGCTCAGAATCGCCAAGGTCGTCGTATAAATCAGCCACCGTCGGCCTCCAAAACGATAGGTTCGTTTTCTTCGATAGTGTCGGTAGAAGTAAAGTAATCGCCTTTTAACTTTTTGGTCTCTCGCTTAACCTGCACCAAGGCAGTCACGATGTCAGAGTAGGTGCTGTCAGGAGATTCTTCTTTGGTATTCTTTGCGGCGATAACTGTAAAGTTCATCTCATGCCACGCCCGGAGTTCTTTGGCGATGGTGGGAGTAATCCGACCCTCCATCAGTGCGGCCATGATTTTGCAGCCGAAAGAAACCAAGTCGTCGTAAGTTTCGACTTTGTGGTCCATAATAAAGTCAGCGACTTCTTTACGCTTGTCTTTGGGGACCAGAAGTAACCATTGAGCGTAATCGCCCCCTCCGCCTTCAGGCGGACGCCCTCTGCCTTGATTGCTTTTTGTTCTAGGGGGCATTCTGGCTCCTGTTTGTAACTAAGGCGAGGACGTCTTTACGTCAAGCCTCCGGTTCGGTCCATCCGAGGGACGAGGCCATCTTCTTTGCGGGCGATTGCGCCGCTCTGTCGATGTGCTTGAGGGTGATTCCGCGCCACACGCGCACGGACTTGCGCTCACCGTTGAAGTTTATCTTGGTAACTGTCGATCGAAAGTCACGTTCGGACAGTTGACGGCAGAACAGAGAGTAACTTTGTGGCCTCTGCTTCATGTCCTCGCACCACTCGACGTAGTCGAGGTAGATTTGCTTCTTAGGAACCAGCTTGCCTTTCTCGATAACGCACCTATCCTCCATGTATTCAGCAAGGACGTCCATCTCTTCCCGATACTCGGTAGTCGCCAAACGGACCTTGTCTGGAGGCCGGAGCCCGGTTTTTTGCCACTCAAGACACCCGGCAACGAGCCTGTTGAGAATGCCGGGAGCCTCCTTCTTGAGCTTATCAAACAGGAACGGGTCTTTCTTTTCGGACGGAATCTTGACTCTCCACGGAATCCTGATGACCCGACGCCAGATGCCCTCGTCGTTGCCTTTGATGATGGGCCGATGGTTGGCTGCAATGCACAGCTTGTGCGACGGCATGAACTGGTAGAAGTCTTTTCGCATCTTCCGGGCCTTGATGGGGTCGCTTCCGGTCAACTGTTTGATCAATGCTTCCGCAAACGGCTTGCCCTTCTCGACTTCCGCGTTGGCTACAAAGCGTGCGCCTTCGAGGTCTGCAACTTCCGTAGGGTGAGACTCGTTGTGCTTGGCCATAAGCAGTCCCGGCGCTCCTTGAATCGCGTATTCTCCGAGAACGTGCATTAAAACTAGCAATGCGGTGGTCTTGCCGTTGCCACCAGTCCCTTCCATGAAGAGCAAAACCTGCTCGGTGACCAAACCTGTGAGGCAATACCCGAAGAATCGATGCATAAAGTCCACGAGGGACTCGTCACCCTCCATCGCGTAGAGGATAAAGTCGTCCCACAGGGGGCATTCTGCTTCCGGGGACCACTCAATAGGGCTTAGTTTGGTGATCAAGTCGGTTCTATCGTGCTCCGACAGCGTCCCGGTCCTCAAATCCATCGTTCCATTGGCCACATTGAACAGCCAAGGGTCCGCATCGAGAGCCGCTGCCGCAATGCACGCCTCGGATTCAGTTGACGCGACCGACACCATCGCGCTAAGAGCGCGCGAACTTTCACTGCGAAGGGCGTGCTTCTCTAACAGCCGCCGCCGCTGACGATCGGACTCGGAGCTTGCCTCCGCAAAAACAAGACCGGCAGTCAGTTTCGCGCAACGATGGACGGCCCCATCCATATCAAGCTTCCAACGAGTGTCATCGAAGAAATACCATGCGTCGTGAACCGCGCAGTAACGTATACCGATGCCAAAGGCGTGAATCATACGCTTCGCGTTCCCGAGATCCGTCAAGTTGTAGTTACCCGCACCCGATGGCGCGAGGTCCGCTGGCGAACGCAGTACAAAACGCTCGCCCGCAAGGTCTTGAAGCTTCTCCCAACCAAGACTGCGGCCCTGACTGTCCTTCTCGTGGCCGGGACAGTTCTTGTGAAGGCATCCAGCGGCGATACCACCACCGTTGAACTGGATAACGTAGGCGCTCCGGTCAGTGTGAGTCTGGTCCCAAGGGCAGACGTTGAAGACCCAACGCTTTCCTTTGCCCGCCCACGGCTCCGGACCCGTTAGCTCGGGGAAATGTCGATGCAACCAGAGGCCGAGCCTTGCCTGCTCGCCGCTGGAAAGTTTGTCACGCTCATTCTCCTCTGGAGAATCAGCCAAAAGCTCATGCAGTTGCTGCTGCTGAACAAACTTTTCGGGCGATTTTTTTGAAATGACGTGAGACAGGGGCCACGGACGCTCTTCAGAATCGACACCCTTTCTCGAAAAGGTGCCATATACCTTCCATATCCGAGAGGGGTTGTAGACGGCTTGATCGACCACCGCGATTGCGTCCCGGCTAAACCTGAATGACAGGAAGTCCAAGATTCGCTTGTGCAGTTCCGGTGTCAGCCCTTCGCATCGGTACATAAGGTGGTAGCCGTTGCCAGAATCCGCGAACAACGGCTCGGGCCATCCCTTCGACTCCAAGAATGCGCGGACCTTGCCCACGACGGAGAGCGCGGCATCCTTCTCCTGCTTGTTGCTGGACGTGTTCACCGGGCGAGAGGGGTCGATGTCCACCAGCAGCCAGTTAATCTTCGCAATATCACGGTCATTGGCGCTGCCGCCACGCTTTGCGATGCCGATCGTGTTCCTTTCGGCTGCAGAAATCGTCCTTCGGAGAGGATTCGGGGTGAAGTAGACGCCTTTAGCCCCCTGCGTACAGAGAAATGCTGCAGCCTCCGCCAGCGCGTCGTGGTCATCGAAGAATCCGTTGTACGTCTTGAAGCCATCCATCGTGTGGACGGCAAGAGCACGCAGTTCTACCACCTGATTCGGCTCGAGCACCATCTTTAGACCAGCCTTGATGCGGTCCTCTGCGGTCATTTTTGACATGGGTGCTCCCTAGAACAACGGTTCGTGCGAATAGGTGGAAGACACGTCTACTCCCAGACGTCTAGCCTCCAACATCTCCTTCAGAGCTAACTCCGGTATGCGAACTTGGCGACCCACACGGAACGCTTTGAGTTCTCCGCGCTGTATCAGACGCTGAACCGTCCGAGGACTTACCTGAAGACGCTCGGATACCTCCGAGGTCGTCAAAAACTTGCTCTCCATCGCTGACTCTAACTTCATCTCTACCCCTCCGCTTCTGTCAAACATGTATCCCAGCATACATAAGGGTGCAAGAGATGACACAAAAGACAGTCTACGCTCTGACGACGTGTCTACACTTTAGCGTAGCCCCTCGTTGTTGCCGAAGAACCTACATAATCTTTGGGTGACTACACTGTCTACACTTTTCGCTCTATTGTGAGCCTTACACAGTATTTAAAATGCCATCTTATAAGGTGGTGAGGGATATGTAGCTAGAATGAGGGGTGTAGACAGTGTAGACAAACATATAAAACAAACAAAACGGACGGAGCTAACTGGATTATCGTGTCTACACTTCCCCGCAGTAAAGGGCGTAGACAGATGTAGACATGCGTAGACATGTCAGAAAATAGTAAAAAATGATGTCGTGTTGAGTCAGTAACCCCAGTAAGAAAAAAATCTTGAAAAAAAGGGGGATGCGACGCTGGCACGGAACTTGCAGGAGGACGCGCAGCACCCTCTCTAGGGCGGCGTTTTGGCCTCGGTATCCTACGGGAGAAGGCGGCATATGGGGGAGTCACGCTCTGCGGGATAAGGCAGGTTGTACTGTACTGGCACGGTTCTTGCACTGAAGGGTTGGCACGGATGTTGCACTCCACCCTTGGCACGGTTCTTGCAGCAGCACCCTTGGCACGGGATATGCACTAGAGAGTTGGCACGGTTCTTGCAAGCGGCCCCGCTGAACCACATGTGTTGGCGGCATCCACCACACCGGGTGGCGGCTACCACATCTAGAGCGCCTCGACGGCCCACATATCTTGTGAAACGCCCATTCTCACAACATTTGGTGGTTTTTCGGCTTGACTTTGGCCCGGAATGCGGAACCCACCTCCACCACCTCACCTGTTGGCCTATACTAACTATATGCGCGTAAGGCCCTCCCTCTGCTCCTGCTCCTCATATCGTTTTTCTTTTGCAGGTTCAACCTCGGCTTTCAGGGTATTTTGCATCAAAGTGAAAGTATTTGTAGACCACCCCATTTGGTTTCCTACAATGGATATGTCACTAACGACAGAGGACACACCACATGACAAACCCAAACATCAAACTGACAAGCAGCCTAGTGAACACCGAGCACGTTAGAGCAATGGTCAAGGCGCTCAAACAGGCCAAGCTACCCGTCAAGTCAGACCGCACGCTCTACGAATGCAAGGTAAACGGAGCCACCATCTTCTGGGCGATGAAGAAGAGCCGCCGCGACGATGTTTGGCTAGTCCGTAAGCCCGCTGACCTGTTCAGCTAGTCGCACCCTTCGGGGTCTGGGGCTGACCGCCTCACTGACGAGACTCATGGAGAGTCGAAACCCCGTCAGCCAAACCAAGAGAGGACACGCATGACAACCGAATGGAACTTCGATACACTCACCCTCGACGACGGGACCACCATCCAGTCGATGGACCACAGGGAAGCATGGTGGCTCACCATCTCCCTTACCACCTCCCCAACCGGAGAGCGGTGCCTCGCGGTTGACTTTGTTAATGACTTCGAGAACGGCGTCTACATTCCAGCGGGAACGCTCAAAGGTCAAGACGCTCGCGAGTGGTTGGCCCGCAATACCATTGGCCGCAAACGTGACCGACGCCTCACCTCTGAATGCCGAGAGCACTGGAACCTAGACATCCGCACTCAAGGAGGTGCCGCATGAACATCAAGACCGCCAGATGGTACACCGCGACTCCGGTCGATGCGGATACCAACATCGCCAACTACGCTGAGTCCGTTCGCGCCGGGACATCCAAAGACATCCGCCTTCAAGTAGAGGCGACCAAACGTGCGCTTAAAGACGACCGCGAGTACATCGTCGTGATGCACAAGGTACAATACTACGGCGACCGAACCTACGCCATGATGCAGCGATGCGCCAACAATGGTGAATCTTGGGACATCTACTTCGCCATCTCCGGCAGCACCAACTGGGGCCACGTCACTCTCAACACAGATGCGTGTTGAGGGTCACCAACCCGCCACCCCGTCAACCAACCAGCCAAAGGACAGACCATGCACACCACATCTTGCCCAGACCTTCTCGCGGACCTAACTCCAGACCAACTTGCTCCCGGCGGATGGTCAGGCCTTGCGGATGAACTTCATGACCGCCTGCTGTCCATCGTTGCCGACCTCCGGCTCACCCTCGACGACGACGTCCTGATGGCGGACGCTTGGGCCTACCTCTCGGAATCTTCCCAGTCTTTTCTGGTCCGATATGAGTCGGGCGACCTCGACGGAATCTAGCCACCAGCCTACGTCTACAACCTTTCTTGAAACTTTCTGCAAATAAATCGCGCCACCAGATATAGAGCGACTACCATTGAATATGTGGGACACAGCAACCAACCCCACGGAGGACACAGCATGACCAAGCGAACCACCGACACCGACATCCACGGCGCAGTCTTTAGCATCAACGGCAACGCGACCGGCGAACTCAGCCGATGGCGATACGTCTTCCACTTCATGGTCGAGGACCACAGTCAGATGACTCACGATGTCGAGGGCAGCTACCCCGCCAGCTATTTTGTAGACGGCATCGAAGGTGCCCAGACCCGTGATGCCCAACTCGCCATCGCTTTGCTCCTCGCAAACAAGGGTAAGACCGAGCGCGTCGGCGACATCGAGGTGTCCCGTGTCATCAAGGCCATGCCCCACATCGTCGGCGTCTACTACCTGAGCGACAACCTCGACCAACTCTACGTCCAGACCGACGAGAAAGGCAACTCCACTCACATCATGAGCCGCGAGGATAACGAGTCAAAGAAGGCATGGGTTGGACGCCTCAAGGCTTACGCTCTGGCAATGCGAATGGTGCGAGTCGCCAAACTCAAAGAAGAGTCCTAGTCGCGAAGGGGAGCGCATCTCCCCGCACTGCTTCGGCAGCGTCGTCTCCTGCGAGGATGGAGACCTTGGCCCACGGACGGGCATCACCCTGTAGAGAGGACACGAGACATGAAAGACATCAGCACCCGATGCCCGGAGGAACTCCGAACCGAACGCTTGACCGCATTGCGACGTGCCGAGACCTACTGCAGGAGCCTCAAACGAGAATACCGTGCAGCCCTCGCGGAGTTCTTGGCCTCGCCCTCCTGCTTGACGTTTGAACTTGGCCGCTTGCTCGATGGATACTACGGCGACTGCTGGGTAGACATGGCGCAGGAGGTTCTCGCCTCTCGTCGAATGAACCGTCCTCAGCGGTTGGTCATGTTGATTGGCCTCGCGGCGTGGAGGGTCTCCTACAAGCAGTCGCAGCTTGCCTTCACGAAAGATTTGGCTGACTCTGACCGCGCTGTGGCCCAGTCAACTTTGGAATCCTTCATCGCCATTCACGGCCACTAAGCTGGCCTTTCGTCCGGCCTGAAACTTTCTGAAAATAAAACAGACCAACACATCTTGAGCCATTACCATTGTGAATGTGGGAAACAAACCAACCCCCACGGAGGACGCCCAACATGACTACCGAAGAGATTCAAGAAGCCTTCTGCAACGCGATGCTCCAGCTACACCGAACCAGCCCCGGCAGTCGGGCCAACGTCGAAGCGTCCGACGAGTGCGCTCGCCTTCAAGACCTCGACCCCGATGCTTGTGAGATTATCCTCGAAGGCTTCCAGTTTGCGGCAGAAGAGGCCCACTGGGGCTAGCCGATACACTGACGAGACCGGAAGGTCGAAACGGGGGCGAC